CTCAGTCGGTGGTTTGCCGATGGACGAACGGATAAAGGCCAGCGTACCAGGGATCCAGAAAAATTGTAGACGAGATCTTTTGAGTCGTTTCGCGTCTGGAGAGAACCGCTTTCTGCCAGTATCTTTCCCTTGACTCGGCCGACACTCTTGTATCGAACCGTATCGACGCATTCGTCACAGTCTGTGCAATCGAGTTCGAGTACATCGATGTTCTCCGTCAATTGGAAACACGCTGCCACAGAACGCACATGCAACACCTGAACGCAGAATGACTGAAGATGCGTTGCCGAGTAGATCACCCAGTCAGTGCCATCAGCGTCCGTAATTACCCCTCCAATCCCGACCTCAACCGAGTTCTCAAGCATCGACAGTCGGAACACTTTGTCTGCCGGGTGAACGCCGGCCTGCGGGTTCACCGACGAGATCTTGATGCCGCTTGATCGCGCGTGATAGAACTCGGTCTGCTCGCCGCAGTAATCCAGCGTGACATTCTCGTAGTCACAGAATGCCGTCAGCCAGTCTTCGCAGGCACATAGTGTGTCATCACAGCACGACTCGGACAGCGAGTCAGATACGGAGTGGCTCATCGCTTGTACCTCCGCTGCTCACGGACTGTCGGAACGCTCACGCATGTGCTCCCAACGCACACATGCGGCTTGACGCACGGAACATGCACAAACTCGTACAGCTCATCCGATGGTCCGCACTTTTTCGACTTGTACAGATCCTGGTACACTTTCAGGACGTCAATTTTCGCTTTCAGGCCCGGAGTTCCGTCTCTGGTAGTGTCGCCTTCCTTCCAGATCTGCGCATCGCAGGACGCAACTGCGATCGCTTCTGCGAGATCACAGATTTTCTGCTCCAGCTCTTCGCATGAAAGGCAGTCCGACACTACTAGACCTCCACGAGATGCCTATGCGTTCCGCTGACAGGAGACTCCATAACGAACTGGGCGAAGTCCTTGTGCATCTCTGATTCATCGATCGGCTTGCACAGCGGCCAAATAGCTTCCAGGTCGCTTAGACATCGCGCCGTTTTGTACTTGAAGGACTCTTTGTAGATATCCTTTGCATCGGACTCTGTTATTTCAGAGTCCGATTTAATGATCTTCGTCATGCCGCCAGGCATTCGCATTGCCCAGATTTTCGATTTTCCAGCCACAATTCACTCCCTCGTTAAACGACCAGAGCGGCGACGATCACTCGCCGTCGCTCTGGTCCACTCGTTGGTTGTTTTACCAATTACGCAGATTCAGACTCTGAACCTGTCATCCACACTGCCTTCTGTGGATCCTTAACCCATGCGTAACCCTTGCTGTAACTGTCATACCGGGCGACGATGCGTTTCTTCTGGTCGTCTGAGCACAGCGTCAACCGCTTTACTTCAGGTCGGACCTGATATGTCCATCCCAGGAACTCAGAGAGATTTCCGAAGAAGATCCACTCGTTCGCCTGAGCTGCGGTCAGACTGTATCGCAGCATAATCCGCTGAATCAGCCTGATGTATGCGACTGGCTGGAACGTCATGCCGTTCGCAATTGCCGGAGGCATGTAGTAGTGAATCGTGTCACCTGATCCTGGGCATGTCGAGTCCTTTTCAACAGACGTCGCATTCAGGATCGGATTGATACGATCTCGCGTTCGCTGGCTCGTAAACACGTCGAGACCGTCAGTGTCCATTGACATCGGACGACCATGGACCATGTCGGTCATGTCGTAGAACAGATTCTTCACAACCTGCAGGTCTTCACCGCAGACCAAAGACTCAGCAGTTGCATTGACCCATGGACCGCTTGATCCATCGTCAAACACCGTACCGTAACCACTGTCGTAGAAAATGTCGTAATCGGTGTCCGACCGGTTCCAGGTCGTGTTGTAGCCGATCATAGCGTCGATCAGTTTTTCTTCCTTGTACAGGTCGTGTGCGTCCTTGATGTTGGCAACCTGCGTCATCAGGTATCCGTTTGGATCCTTGCACATTGCTTCGCGAGTGAACGCAACACCGAGACCTCCACCTTTCCCGTTCGGGTGCTGCAACCAGTCGGTTGACATCCCGTAGTCGGGAGCAGCCTCAAGTTCGCACACTTCGTGGAACTTCATGTCGCTGAATGCCCCGAAGTCCTTGTAGGACTCTTCGCACTCGCCACGACTTGAAGTACCGACCTTAGCGCTGATCTTATACTGCTCACGAGGGTTCTCGCGCAGTGTGTTCCGGATGACAGTCTGTGCCATCTTGTTGAACGTGCCGCTCGTGATAATCGCTTCCATCGCGTCATCACTGACTCCGCGCTCGCCGGCTTTCCGACGCCAGTCAGCACCGAAGTCCTGCTCCAGGCAAACCGTAAGGTCGATGTCGGATGGCTTAATGGATTTTGCTTCCATTGCACAGTCGATCGACTCCAGCACTTCGGCTTCGTTGTGCTTCTTCATGTCGCGAAGCAGCTTCTCGGTTATTTGGCGATTAGCCATGTCTCATATCCTCATAAAATCGACACACAAAACTAGTTTATGACTCAGTAATGAGACACAATTTATCCGATCAACTCGACTTCGGCATAAGCAACTGCGTCAGGTCCGGAACTCTTCACGGCGCGGAAGACAATATCATTTGACGTCGTTGACAACTGAATCGTGTTGTTGCTCAACAGGTTCTCACCGGCAACTTTACCGAACGTGAATCCCTGCCCAATCACCCATGTCGTCGGAGCGTCGGCTCCGTCAACATCGACGATCTTGTACGCACGTCGGAACGAATTACCAGTGCGTTTCCATGCCACCGGGATGCAAGTCGGAGCGTCGTTGCAGGTTCCTGCATCAGCGTCGATCTCCTGCAGAGCCACACCGACGAACTTGGCTGCGGCTGCAACCTGAGTTGTGGTCAGGTCACTGCTCCATGCCTGATCCGTCTGGATCAACGCGGCCTTCAGAACGCCTGTTGAAGAATCTGACCCGAGGAAGTCCCCAGGACAGATATCGACCAGCGTGTCAGGCACTGTCAGTATCCGAATGTCGGCGTCGCCGGGAACATGTCCATACTGATTCATCACATCAAGGCAACGTGGCATTTCATTCACTCCAAAACACAGGGGATCACAAAACAAACCGGAATGTCCGGGGAGTCGTTATCTCTTCAGGCCAAGCGATTCGAAAATGTCGTATGGCTTCGATCCAGTTGCAGGCTTGCGACCTGGTCGATACGCCGGCTTCTTTTCTTCTTCGTGCTCTTCCTTGACGGGGACTTCTTCCTCGTCTTCTTCATCCGGAATTTCAACGAGCATCGGAGACAATTTCGACAGAACGCCGGCAAACTTCTTGCGGGTGTCTGCCTTCATCTCGCAGGCACACTCGACGATTTCTGTGAGCAGTTCAGCCTCAAGTTCGACACCTTCAAATGCCTTGCCGATCTCTTCGGTAACGTCTGCCTTCAGTTTCTCGGCGGCACGCTCAGATTCCAAGGCATCAAGCCGAGCCTTCAGGTCAGCAGCTTCCTTTTTGGCAGCGTCCAACTCTGCCTGTTCTGTAACAGTCTTGCTGTTGCTTTCGAGCAGTTCTTTCACAAGCTCAGGATGCTTTTCCTGCAGGTCTTTCAAATTCATGATCTCTTCCTCAACTTGATGCTCAAAAATTCCATCCGTCGTCCCCGGTCGTGTTACAACGTCCAGTGAACGCAACATTTCAATGGACTCAACAACCTGATCTCCGGCTTTATTCCGGCGACCATTATCAGCGTATTTTACCGAAGAGTTGATCGACATGCCAAAGGACTTCGGTGCGTGCAGCACGTCCCAGATGAACTGTTCAGCGACTGGATTCTTCGGATTGAAGTGAATGTCGCCGAAGTGGCCCTTGCCTGGGACATGCTCAATTACTGATCCCACAACACCGAACTTGTCACGGTAAGAACGTGGCGTTGTTGCCGTCGGAGGATGGTCGATGTAGATCGCCGCGCCGGACAACAGTTTCTTCCCGGACTCACGAACACCCGGAGTTTCGTAGTCCCGGCGATTCTTCGAACGAACACCGAGTAGCTTGACGCCACGAATGATGCCTTTTTCGCGATCGATGCGATCTTCGGCGATTGCCTCGAAGGCGTCTTCCTGCGTTTCAAGGACATCAGTCATTTTGTTGTTCCACCGTTTTTCGGTTTCTTCTTTTTGTTACATGCGCACATGTTGAAATCCCTCTTTCATCGTTTGTAAGAACGACTTTACTTATCTGCAACTCATTTCTTCGTAATTTTCTCCGGATTTCCTTTCGACACTCCTTTTTCCTTCATCGGATCCGTCTTTTTCTTCGTTACCGGGCCTGGAAGTGATGCTGTCGTCGCAAGGCTGCTACCTTTGGGTAGCTCCAATTCACTCTTCAGTTCAGACTGCCGCTGGGCCTGCTCAGACTCGCGGTCGAGTTTCTCTGATGCGAGCCACGTCTTTCCAGAGAGTTCTCCGCGATCCCACAGCTCCTTCTTGAAGTCGAACTCTTCCGCCCGGTTCCTCGTCTGAACTTCCGGCGGCTGAATGTGCAGGACGATATCGTCGATATCGTTGTCGCTGATATCTTCAATGCCTTTTGATGCGGCGAACCGAAGTGCTTGCATGAGGATGACTTCGTCCTCAGCCTTCATTTTATGCTGTTCAAACTTCATGGCCTTGAAAAACGGCCCTTCAGAGACCAGCGTTGAGGCGAAGTTCCCTTCACTGACGTTAGCCGTCAGCATGAACTCAGGCAGTTTCATGCCGGCCGCACAGGCGCGAAGCAATGCGACGAGAACCTCGATCTGGTTGCTGTTGCCGGCACCGGTTTCCGGAAACTCGTACTTCACTGTTCCGGGGACCGTGACGACAGATGCAGAAGGAAAGTCGAATGTTTCCTTTTGCCCTGCCGATCCTCCGCCTGTCTGCTGTGATGCGAGCCAGCTCCTGACCTGGTCGGCTCCCTGGCTGGCGTTTATCGTCCGAATTGCACCGAACGCAGCCTGAAACGCCGAAACACGCATCAGATTTGCCAGCAATTTCTTGGCGAAGATCATTTCATCGCGTACAGGCCAGTATAGCGTTAGTCCGCGTGGGTCGTTTCCGAGGACATTGCGTTTTCTGTGCTGAACTGCTGTGTTCGCTTTGAGCTTAGAAGGATCCGGAACGGCTCCGAAAGCCGAAACATACTTCAAGTCCGGATACCAATCGTTTTCCACGAAATAAGCGACCGGTTTGTATCGAATGTCGTTCGTTCGGCGGACTCCGAACAGATCAATGAATGGCTTCGGGTTCGGATTGTCGCCGGGATCCGCGTCGAAGTATTCTGACTTCGAGTCCTCCTCGATGTCCGTCGGTTCTGCGAAGTACACCCGCAGAATCCCGTCGTCTTCGTAGTGCAGCAGGTCGAACACTTCTCCATGCCGGTCGCACCGGTGGCTGACTTCTGACTGCCGAAGGTGCCAGTTGTTCTCTTTCATCCACTTTTCAAGGAAGACAGAGACTCGCTTGACTGCCTTGTCGTTCGGTGCGTCCTCGTTCTTTGGCTTCACTGTGACGGAGTGCCCGGTGTCGGCGATGTAGTACGACCGGTTATCCTTCGCATTCGCGCCCCAGCATACTCTTGACAGGCTGTCTCCGAGTACCATGACGCGGTTTACGTCGTCGATCGTCTCGTACGGCTCTCCTGCACCGTCCGGAGAGTTATCATCGTTCTCGTTCGTCCCGGAGCAGCTCTGGCCAAGCTCTTCCATTATGGTTCTGGCGACTTTCATCGCCTGAATATCGTAAAGTTCAGTTTCGACAGTGAATGACGTGTGGTCTGAGTGACCGTTGATACGATTTCGTGTCTGCATGCGATGTTCTCCTGCAGACAAGATTACGGTGTTTCAGCGGAATTCGCAATGCAGTTTTCAGGCGAACTGACGCCACCAGATGCACTCTCCGCGAATGAAATGCCCATGCAATCCAGCGTATGGGACCACGAACATCGTCTGATCGCAGAGGAACGATATTGTCTGGATCATAACGAAGACTTTGTATGCCGGGTCTTTTGATGAGCATGATTTGCATTTTTTAGGCATCAGATTCTCTTTCCGTGATTTTTGCTGAATCCGTACTTTACTTCCGCTGCCTTTCGAGCTGAGACAGCCTCTTCCTTTGTGTTGAACCTCCCCAGATTTATTTTTCTGTAATTAACATGGATCGCTGCGTTCCACTTATTTTCACTCTTTGAAAAATACACTCCTGTGTGTCCAGAAGTGTTAGACATGCTCATCTTATTGTTCTTGTTGTTTTTGCTATGAGGAATGTCTCGTAGATTTGAAATGCGATTGTCAGATCGGTTTCTGTTCTCATGATCAATCTCATGCTTCGGAACTGTTCCGTGATAAATTAGCCATGCAACCTGATGGCCTGTTAGATGGTTCCCAAACACACAAATTTGCGTGTACCCTGCAGTGCATTTCGACCCCTCAAACCACCCTTCAGCACATCGCGTGTTTGGCCTTTTCTTCCAACGAAACAATCCTGTTAATGGATCATACTCCAAAACAGGCATAATCCTGTCTCGAAACAACACCGCCTCTTCAGCACTCATCGACATGAACTTCATTGCATTCACCAAATAGAGAAAGCCGCAGCCCCGATCAGCAAGAATCAAGGCGCGGCTTTCAATTGTCGGGTTTCCCCGATCTTCAATCCCTCTTGCTAGAGACCACATCCATGCATCTTAATGCACATCGACCACAGATGCAAATTCAATAAAGATCTTCGAACAAGTAGTCTTTCCCTGAACAGTCAGGACACAGTGTAAACTCAGCGCCGTGCAATGTCTGAACAGTCCATCCATCCAGATGCAGTTTAATCCTGTCGTCGTCCCGTCGCACGAAGCACTTGCTGCACTTCGCGATGAGCAGTTCGTGCGGATTGTCTGTTCGACGGAGAATGAGATCTTTGTGCAGGATCATGATCGTTTACTCCAGAACACAGTCGGCTCAACATCTGACTTGATGTACAGCGGATGCTTTGGCTTCCCAGTCTTTGTTTTCCCGAGACACCTAACCTCAATGATGTCTTTCATCCACATTAACGACACCTCGCGAAGCTGATCGCAGTGGTTACCCCATGCTGCAATTACGATTCCACCGCGATCTGCTGCTTCCTGAACTACTGACTTCAACGATGCGTTGTTCTCAATTCCAATCGGATCCAACGCCTTCTTCATGTCAGAAGGATCCGTCGCCCGAAATGCATAGGCATTCACCATCACAAGAGACCCCATGCCCCATGACTTGGCAAAGTTAATGCATCGGCGTATCGTTGGGTCATCCTGTGTTGCGTCTGCCGTGGACGGATTCAGTCCAATGAAGACGCACGGCGGCAAAGCGTCGTCCCAGATACGACGTAGCTCGTATCGGTATTGCTGGCATTCTGATATGCGTGCGGTGGTGATCATTTCGGCTTCCTCAGTTCTTCGTAGTATCGTTCCAGGTGTCCTGGCAACTGCTGCGCCATGTCGAGACTGTCGGGACCATCATCATAAACCCCTTTCCTGCTGACCCCGTCCCATGTTCGAAGCTGAGACAGAAGCAATGCCGTTCCGGGGTTGTCCACGAATCTGAACTCTCTTCTTCGTATCGGCCCGTCGAGCCTTCTGATCCTCATCTCTTTCTTCAACATATCCTTTATCGGAATGATGATCCCGCCTGAACGCAGGTATTTCGACAGAGCGTAGTCCGAATGATCGGCCGCATACTGCATGATCAGATTGATAAAGATCTCCTGAAACTGCAGAGCCTCAATCCCAATAAGGTCGCCACTCCTGATCTTGTGGTGATCCTGCTCGCAGAATAAATAAAGATCTTCCACAATCTGTCCAGGCGGGCGTCGTTTCATGTCACAATCGACGTACTTCAATTCCGACGTTTGAGCGATGCATGTGATTGCAGAAAAATCTCCCTCCTTCTGAGATTTGCCTTTACTGCCATCGATAGAGATCATCCGCACAACGTCGTTTGCGTGCCGTGGTATCGGATACTTCTCAAGAGGAATCACAACGTCCACGAAGCACTCTCTGTCCCACTCTGTCTCAGTTTTCGACGAGGCAAACCAGCAGCCGTTGAGAAAGCGTTCCCTCTCCTGCTGCGGCAACGCCATAAGTCTCCTTCGATACTGCGGATCGCTCTTCATCAAATGAGAGTTGTCGGTAAGTTTTGAAGGAATGAATGTGAATGATGTCGAGATAACTTCTCCGCTTTCATCGACGACCGGCTCATCATGCCACTCCAGAGAAGCGTCGTTCTCTCCAGGAACAAAGTGGCGTATCACCCCAATCTTACTCTCATCAGGATATCCGGTATCCTTGTCAAGCCAATAGTGAACCATCTGAAACAAGAACGAATCAGCATCAGGATTCGCGCTCAACCGCATCGTTGGTTTTATCCCTGACTTGCTCCTGCAACGACTCCAAAGGAAGAGTATGTTCTTCAAGCTGAATGCCGCTGCTTCGTCGATAGCAATGAAGTCGAACTGACTCCCGAGAAACTCTTCAATGTCACGTTCGTACTGCAATGTCTGAAGTGCGAGCTTGCCGCCGCTTGGGAATAACCATTCTGATCTGGTTTGATTAAATGTGGCTCCCAGTGGTGCGTAAAGCTGTCGCGAAAGATCGAGGAGTCCACCGGCCTGAACGAGTTGCGGGAAGGTTTTCCTGAAGGCGCATCCTCTGAATAATGGTTGTGCGTACTTTCCCTGAAGATGCCTCAGTGGATCCAGAAGAAGTGCGTGGGATTTTCTTTTATGTCGCCCGCCGATGATTATCGACGGGCGAAAAGACCTCCGCCTGCAGCTCCTCCGAACAGTACGATGTCCGCTGGTGATGTGAGGAGTGCGTATTGAGTTGATGAAATTTCCATTATCGAATCTTTCCGTGGTTCATGTGAAAACCGTTCTTTTCGTCTTCAATTTTTCTTGCAGCAACGGCTTCTTCTATCTTTTCGAACAATCCAATACGCCTTGACTTACCGTTGATGGTAATCATCGCAAGCCATTTATCTCGCTCTTTGTAAACTCCATTGAACCCAATCTCGACGTTGAACTTGAATCCACATTCGTCGCATTCATACTCGCCGCTGTCGTCTTTATGTGACCCACTGGCGTCGTATTCAGTTTTGCACTTTGGGCATTCGTAGTCACTCATCACTCACCCTCCATAACTTAAAAACCACTGCCGTCGCACTTGATTTCACCACGATCTCAGAATGACTGACTTGCCACACTTCGGACAATCGATCCACTCGTGCCCATCTGGACCACCGCTGTAGTCTCTTCCGCTGTACTTCTTCACTTCGTTCGGGATGTACTCAAGCAGCGAGCCGCATGATTTGCAGATTATTCGTTTTACTACGCTTGGATCTGGTGTCTCATCGATGATTTTCACCACGATATTCCTCCACAAAGAAACCGTCTGCGTCGTTCTGGATAAACTGTTCGTTCTTCATCAGTGTTTGGCCGTGTGGTCTCCAAATCACGCGGTTATCCCGAATCGCAATCAGATCCACCGGCGTGCGTTTCGGTTGCAGCACTGGCGGTGCTGGCAAGTCGCGGCGACGGCAGCGGGCTTTCCCGCCTCGTCGGCTTAATAATGTTCCATGCGACTCGAACACATCAACCCAAACTCCGCCATTCGAACTCATCTGATCGACATTCTTCCGCAATACATGCTCCTGGTCCGTGATCTCGACCCAGTCGTCCGGGGATTCAACAGCCGCAGTCACCAGCGGCACGACATCAGCGGTAGTATCTTCCGGATTGTCCTCAAGCCATCGCCTACCCGCCAACGCCGCATTCGCCGAACTCATATCTCCGTCATCAGGGTCTTCATTGAGCCACGTCAGCATATCCTCAATCACCTCCCGCGCCGGGCGATTGTCCGGAACACGTTCAGCGGCGATTGGCTCCGCAGGATTCACTGCTGATGGGTCGAAACGCTTCACCCGCTCGATTGTTCGCTCTGCTATTTCTTCTCGGGTCACAGCAGGCTTCACGCGGGCGATGGCTTCGGCTTCGGTGACTTCGATCAGGTTACCTGCTTTTAATGCCCCCTGTAGCGACACATGCCAATCATCTGATTGCAGGGTTGGAACTCCTGACTGGTGAGTAAACACAGTTCCGTCAGCCATTCTGCTAAACGCAAATGTCAACGACTCATCAGACCAGCGATACCACTTCGGCCACACTTCCGCAGGCGGCTTCCTGCGGCGGTAGGTGACGAGATCAGATCCTCTGTCACCAGCACAAATAGTATTCCACCAAGTGCCGTCGCCGTGTCTCGCCTCATCGCCTTCCTGCAACACCGCCCTTTTCGGCAGCAACTCCCAGCCTTCGCCGGGATCGATTGGTGAGGGTGGTTGCCAGTCCCAGCCGGTGCAGCGTTGTTCGTGGTGCCAGCCGTCGAAGTTCCAGTTATGATGAATCCATCCCTCTTCTGCCTCAACTGTCGACCTGCCAGTGTGTGTTGACGGCAACACAAGAACGCGGCTGCCTCTTGAACTGAACCACCATTCGCCTGGCTGCGGAGTTTTCTTCTCATCACTCATATTTCACCTCCTGCTCCCTGCGTACCGCCCCTGGGCATCGTAGTAACGAGTTGCCCCTCCCGAGGTTTCGGCACGCCCATAAAATAATCCTTTGGAGTCATAGAACCGAGTTGTATTTCCAAACATGGAACTGCGACCTCTGAACGATCCATTCGAATCGTAAAAACGTGAAGCTGTCGATCGCCCTGCAAAGGACCCACTCCGATCGTATAAGCGTGCCGAATCTTTTGAGGAATCAGCACGCCCCGCAAATCGCCCCTGACTGTCATACAAACTGGTCGTCGAATTGCTGACACTGCTGCGCCCAGCAAAGTAACCATAGCGATCGTAGTAACGAACTGATCCTGTGACGTACGGGAACTTCTCACGCGGATTGTCAGATGCGAACGCCGATGATGCAGCGAACAGTAGACACAGCAGTAATCTTTTCATGGCTTCACTCCATCACGTCAAGTTTGATGTTCTTCATCTGATGAGCGACCGGCGATTCGCCGTACGGTGACGCAGGGATCGTCAGTCCTGTCACGCTCGCCTTCGGGCCTGATGCAGGTCGGCCTTTAGACGCCGCTGTCGGGGCGGTGAGCAGGGCGAACACAGTCTTTCTGGCCTGGGCCTCGCTGTCGGCGTCCGTGACGTCGATCTCGACGGTTACTTTGAATCGGTAGTCGGGCATTGTGGGGGTTCCTTCTGTTGGTTGTGAGATGTGTGTGACAGAACGTTCAATTGGTTCGCTGTGTGTTCCCGTTCCCGTCGAGACTGACGGTTGTGTGGCGTGGAGGCGATTGAATTACAGATATTGTGTTTGGCGAAGGCATTGGACACTTTGTTTTCTCAAGAACCATCGCTTGTGCGTAAATCCACGTCTCTGAATTGGGATGCGAAATACAGACACCACCACTCAATTGCCACCCATTGGCAATGTGGTACTCGACCTCTTTCGTGAAGTCTCTTCTATTTGGCTCGTGGACTACTTTGTATTGCATTATGGTAATGTAGACGAATTGTTGTGGAATTGGAAGTCTTTTTGTTGGTTTTTTATTTTTGGCGAGGGAGGGGGTTAATATGCCGATCCCCTCATCCAATATTTCGTCGAAAGATCGTCCCGACGTCCTCAATTGAGGACGTCGGGAACGTCGTTCTCAGCCGATCACCTGGACAAATCCGCTTGCATCAGCGATAGCACGGTCCCGCTGTTCCGTTGTTCCCGCCTTTAGTCGCAGTCCGCAGATTCTGCCATAACCGGCCGAAGTCGGTCCAGGGTCGAGCATACGCAAGTCAGATTCGTCGCCATCGTAAACCTCGAATGCATGGTCACTGCCTTCCAGCCGGTATCTCTTCGGCAGTCGCTGCCGAAGTGCTGCATTTCCGGCGAAGCTGCCGCGCTCGGCGAAGCACACCGACACATTGAAACCTGCGTTCAACAGTTCAATGCACCCTGCGCCGTTCGTTCCTTTCCAGGAGTATGACAGTGCATAGTTTACCAGCGGTCTCCTGCTCAGAATCGCAGTGTAGTCATAGAATACGACGTCCGGGTGCCGTTGTGGCAATTCGCCGTAGGCTTTATGCTCCCAGGGGATATCGCTAAAGGCGTTCAACCGAACAGCTAGTGTTCGTCCGTCCGATTCCTCGCGAATGCGCGCTGCGAGAATCTCGGCGTTGAGTTGCGACAGGAAGCCCTTCCGGTCTTCCTGCAAATAGAGTGTTTTCCGCACCCGCGCTTCCATCACGCTTCGCCAGATCGCGGCCATGCCGATACCGTCGCCGCCGACACATGCCGATTCACATGAAGGTGTCGAGCTTGGGCAATTCGATTTTCCGGTTCCGGCGTAGTCTGCCGGGGAAAGGGATACGCTGTAAACGGCATATTCCGTTTGTTTGTGCTCCGATTTCCGCAGCTTCGTTTGATAACTTGCCGGTGTCAATAATCTCATCGAGCACCCCGTTTCTGTACTATGCTGGAGACGTTTGAGAAGTGGTCTGCCTTCCGTGTTATCACTCCATCGACGTCAATTGAGTCTTCGCAATACAAGGCGAATGCAGTTCCGTCGGCATAGTTGAGGCCGAATTTAATTGCCCGCCAATCCGACTTGAATGTTTTGAAGTCCTCAATGCTAGCCAGATGTCTGCGCCAAAACCGGTCACGGCACAAGAAAGCGCCGTCGGATTCGCGTTTGACAATCCAGCAGACCGGTGTTCGTTTACTCATTGCATCATCCTTCAAAATGCCAAATTGAAAAACGGCCGACACAATGCCGGCCGTTTTGAGCGGTGTCTATGTGACGACGATTGTCTGCGTCGTTTCAATAACGAACAGTTCAGAATCCATGAGTCCCGATTTCACGTGGGCGCTGAATGTCGCCGGCGCGACATACTCCGGAGTGCGTTCCTGGAATTTCAGACCGTGTGATCGGCACCATTCGACGGCCGTCTCGTCGTCGCACGTGCGCTTGATCGATTCGATGAGTCCGGGTCGCAGCGTTCTCACCTGGGAACCGACTTTGACGGCGCGTCCGTCTCCGATCTGCTCCAGCACATCAGGCTGGATCAATTTTAGTTCCGTCTCAATTGCCTTGAGACGGACTACCAGCGTTTTCGCCTCATCGCTGAGGTTAACGAAGTTCGTTATTGCTGCGGTTGAACGCAAATTTGATGAAACCTGGACCATTTTGAATCTCCTGTGAACATTGTGAAAATTGAAACGAAGTTAAATTGTGAAGCTACTCTTCGATTGTCCCGACGTACTCCATGTAAAATTCATGATCTTCCATAACGACTACGCTTTCCCCCGACGCGCGTCCAATGTTTGCTTCTGACTGTTTTTTGTAATCACCGTAAACTCTGCAAGCATCGACGGGATTATTGCACGTGTGAACGGTTCCGATGTTTCCCACGATTACTTCATATTTCGGCATTTCTATTCCCCCCCTGCGAACATTGCAAAAAAATGGATCGCCTGCAAACATTGCAGGCGATATCTGAACTACTCTTCTTCGCGCAACACGTCCAACATATCGGCCACTCTTTCGGTCGCCTCAATTGCCAGATATCTTGAATTAAGCTGCCCTTCGCTGTCGCAATCTTTCTCTGCGATGATGTTTTCAATCGCAAGCTCCAGCGTTATTTCAAGTGATTCGATAAAAGTCATGCACGCTCTCCTTGAATCATCGTAAATACCGAAACGCCAATTCGTCGTTTTGCAGTTTCCATGCCAATCATGCAAAAAACGGTTTTGCCAATGTTTTCGGCGTTTGGCAGTTTAGGCTACTGTATTATTATGCAGCATATTGTATCGGAATAATACACTCAATTGTTGCAAAATGCTACAGTCAACGGCGGGATCCGTACTGTATGTAGTGTCGAGCTGCTCGACGATCCCGGCGGACGCAGACGATCCCGGCGGACGCAGACGATCCCGGCGGACGCAGACGATCCCGGTGCTGCTCGACGATCCCGGCGGACGCAGCCGATCCCGGTGCTGCTCGACGATCCCGGCGGACGCATCCGATCCCTGCCGGTCGGTCGCCGGACCGACCGATCGGTCGCCTACCGATCGGTCGGTCGCCTACCGATCGGTCGGTCCGCCGCCTGGGCCCGGCGACTGGGGGCGGGCTCGCCGGCCCAGCAGGTAGAGCAGCGGCGGCCCAGCAGGTAGAGCAGCGGCGGCTGTCAAGCAGCAGGTAGAGAGCCTCAGCGGCTGTAGCCGTGCTCTGCAGCAGCAGCTAAACGCGCAGCGGCTGCATGTTTCAGTCGTTTGAATTGACCAAGAAACTTACGCTTCCCATCGATCCAGATGCGAGCTTGCCATGTTTCTGAAGGTGAATGCCACGAAACACCAACAACACCGCTTCTGTTGCGTTTCCCCGGTCGCTGGTTCCTCTGATTCTGGCTACGTGTGCCACATCGAAGATTCTGAATTCTGTTGTTCAGGCCATCACCGTCTCTGTGATCCAACTCACCCGAAGGCCAGCAGCGGTAGAACAAGAGCCACGCGATCTGATGTGCTCTCAGCGTCTTCCCAAACGCATACACGCGACGATACGACGTGTTCCTGTTTTTCTCGACTCGACCAGCAAGAACTCCAGACTCCTTGTCCCACAGCTCACCGGTATCAGAGAAGTATGCGAATCGCTCATTCGCCTGCTCAAACGTAATCATAATCACCTCCAGCACCAAGTGTAGTAGGTGCAGCATGAAGTGTCAAGCAGGATTAAGCTTGACAACGCTTCGACGTTTCGCTGTAATGCCGTTTCCGCGAAACGACGTTTCACTGAATCGTCGTTTCATCGGATAGGAGAAACGGGGTTTCTGATGCTTTTATCCCCGGAGCCACGTCGCCTTGTACTGGCTTTCCCCTTTGTCCCCGCACGCGATGGACGCGCCGAGGTTTGTCGTCGGTTTCACCGATCACATCAAGTTGTAAAAAACACCACACACACCGAATCCAACAAACCGCCCTTCCAAGGCGGTTTTTTTTCACTCAAACCAACCATTTCACAGCACAGTGAAACGCCTCACCCCGCTGAAACTTCGCTGCCATTCTCCGGCAGCACGAGGATCACCTGCGGCCCGTCGTTCTTCTCCGGATCACCAGACTCAGCCTTCATCGCTGCGAGTTCGACCTGGACATGCAGCTTCTGATATTCGAGGTTGATCTGCTGCATCTTGAGCGACTTGTCAAC